GCTAATATAACTGTGGATGATGGCTGTTTCTTTGTCATGTTGGGAAGTGTCTAGTATGTGGCCATATTACCTGCTTCCCACAAAAAGCCATCATCCGCTATAAGGAGATAGATATGAGATTACCCACCGCAGACACATCAGGCATGACCACACCAGGAGCAATGAGTGTGGCCCTTTGTGTGTTGCACCTCACGGGTCAAGTCACGGGTTGGTATTGGCCAGTCCTGTACATCACCCTGTTCTGCATCGCGATTGGTCAGGAACAATACAAAAAGAATTAGGTTGACTGATCGTATTTTTCAAAGTATTATAATAATTGCTTGTGTGAAGTTTGTTTCTTCATGGCCAGGTCTGCATTTCCCTAGACTTGGTTTTCCTCAAACTTCGTTTGTTTCACGCACAGGCACAGGGTGGTCTAGTCCAGTCTTGTATCCAACAAACAGACCAGATCACCCTAAATCACCTTGATCGCCAAAAATGCCAAAATAAATATCCACAGTGTGTGATCCGCCCCTTTGCAACTACTGACATACTGTGATCACACACTGCCCCAAGAGGACACGAATGCCACAAAAAGATCATTACAATTGGCTTTGGCTGTGGGTCAAAGACAAGCCGCTGAGGAGAGCGATAGACTGTGGTGCACATCGCGGCCTTTGGACCCAGCAATGGGCACACAGGGTACAAACCATAGAATGTTTTGAACCCAACACGGCGATACTGCCTGACTTCAAAGCGAACACCAGCAAGTTCACGAACATCAATCTCTATGAACACGCCCTTGGTGACAGACCAGGAACGGTGGCCATGGATTATGAGACACACGTGGGCACCTACCATGTCACAGACACCACGGGTCCCTATGAGATAAAGACCCTGGACTCTTACCATTTCACTGATGTTGACATAATGAAGATAGATGTTGAAGGTTATGAAATACCATTGTTGGATGGTGCGAGGGAGACCATAATGGAGAACAGACCATGGATACAGATAGAGGCCAACGAGACAGGTAAGAAATTTTACAACAGGCCCAAGAGACAGATCCTTGACAAATTGACGAGTTTTGGAATGAAACGTGTTGCAAAGGAATGGCCTGATCAGATTTGGAGTTTTTAGACTTGACTTACCAAACACAAATGCCTATAATAAAAAATAAGGAGAACACAAATGACGGACTCAAATAAAAAAGCAGAAAAGATAATCTCATTGATACACAAACAAAACACAATGGTTGAAGATGTGTTAGTTGAATTGTTTGGTCAGATATGGGAAGACATGAAAAAACATGGCCAACCAGTACAGAACAACAAGAACATCTGGGACATTGTTGACGCCCTGCATGGTGATATTGGTAAAGAAATTTGGGGTATAGTGATCAAGTATGCGGAAAAACATCACAGGTATGATCTTGCAACCAAGATACACAATCAAAATCTCATGAAGCAGAAGGAATTTTATGTGAGATTGAAGAAAGAAAAAAACAAAAAATGTGACAACAACACCAAAGCATGGAAGACCATCATGTGTGCCAATGATCATATACAGGATTCCAAGAAACAAAACAACTTCTTTGGATTGTTTGACTAATGGGCATCAGGAAAAACATATCTTGGCCAACTGATATGCACACAGATCCTGATGAGATCATTCATATGCTTGGTTTTGATCCAAAACAGGTACAAGACAAGTTTGAAAGATACGATCCCGTAAATGGTTGGCAGATAGCCTTCGTCACACAAGGCTCCAGTTATCTGGCTGTTTGTGACGAAAGCAAACGGCAAATCACCCTGCACCACTAAATATTACAAAACACTTAATTAAGGAGTCTGAAATATGCCATCAAAGGCAAAATTAGTCACAAGACAGAGCACAACTTCATCTGTATCATCAGATAATTTAAACAAAGGCTCAGAATTAACATTCGCAGAATTAGATTCAAATTTGATCAATTTGAGAGACCAGACAATTGGTATAGTGGGAGATGATTCTTCTGGTATAGACGTTGAATCTGGAGACACTGTAAAGATCGCAGGTGCGGGAGGCATAAGCACGGCGGTCACAGGCAACACAGTGACCATAACACAGGGTGCAGTCACAAGCACAGGCGACCTAGAAGTCGTAGACGAACTGGATGTACATCCATCAGTCACAGGGCAAGGCATAATCACCGCTGTGGGTGTGGAAAATACCGCATTGGTCAACATAGACAGATACAATGGAACATATTCATCACCAACCGCATTGGGCAACACCACATCAGTGGGAGACATAGTGTTCCGTTCACATGATGGATCAAGCCTTGATTCCATAGCCAGCATTGAGGTCAACACCAAAGGTTCACAAGATGGTGGTGAGATAATATTCAATACCGCATCAGCAGGATCATTGACAGAGAGAATGAGGATTGACAACAGTGCCCTCGTTGAAGTCACTGGCAATTTGACAGCGAGTGGAACAGTCACAGGCAACATCCTGGCGACTGAGGGTCTATCATTGCAGGACAATCAGATTTCAGGATCAAGATCCAACGACAACATCAGGATCATACCGTCAGGCACAGGTATCGTTGATGTTAATTCAACAGTCAATGTGGCAGGCAACTTGGTTGCCACTGGCAATGTTGAGAATGATGCAATCAGGATCAGTGACAACAACATATTGGGTATCAGATCCAATGAGGACCTATTGATTGATGCCAACGGAACAGGAATACTGCAAGTTGGTTCAGGAACAGATGGAACAAGTGCGGCCAGTTCAAATGTTGGAGTGTTACAGGTTTATGAGAACCTAGCAGACACACCAGGAACCAGAGAATACGCACTGGGCAGAACCATGATGATCAAGACTGATGGTTCAGATTCAAGTTCAGGTAATGTCAGATACAGAATTCAAGATACCATACAGTTGGATCTAAATGATTCAGCATTGACTTCAAGTTCAACCACGAGAGGTCCACAGATGCAACACTTGGTGGAGATCAAAGACACTTCATCATCTGGGACATCAACAGCGGGTGCAATCACAGGACAAGGAACTGGTATATTCTTCCCAGGTTCAGGTAGTTCAGGATCAACAATCAATGTTACCAATGCTTTCAGTATCAGATCATTTGGTCTGTCAACAATTGCTTCAGGCGAGACTGTAAATGTCACTGATTATTATCATTTCTATGCTGATGCTTTCAATGATGCAGGTTCAGGAACAACATCAGTAACAAATGAATATGCTTTCTATGACAATGGAAACAAACTTTCAAGATTTGGTGCTGTGATATTGGCCAACCAATCAAGTGATCCATCTACGTTGGCGGATTCCGCACACATATTTGCCAAGGATGATTCAGGAGTCAGTCACGTTTATGCACAGGACGAAGCGGGCAACCAACAAAAACTTGCATCACACAACCTTGACAATGAATGGGAATACTATTCAAAAAATATCAAGACAGGTAAGGTCACAAGGATCAACATGGAAAAAATGATCCGTGACATTGAAAAACTTACAGGTAAAACTTATATAGAAACGGAGTAAGCAAATGGCATACCCAACAGTCAAAGCAGGAACAACTCACGTTGACCAGGGAAGCGACTCCCCAAAATTAGCACGAAGCGATATAAAACAAAACATAGACAACGTCAATGACTTGATTGATCATTTCAATGGCACTGGTCCAATTAAGATCCAAGGCAACGAGATTGAAGCAACACGTTCCAATGATGACCTAATTGTTAGGGCATCAGGTACAGGCACTATCCTATTAGATGACACAACATTGGTGGGAGGAGAACTTACTTCTAATCCAACAGGTGTGGGATCCAATGCAATTGGTTCAAGGATCAATTATGAGAATCTAACAGACACTCCAGGCACTAGAGAATATGCGGCCATAAGAACAGCCATGTGGAAAACAGATGGATCAGATGATTCAAGTTCAAACGCAAGATACAGGGTGCAAGACACACTGTCAGTGGACTTGAATGATTCAGCACTTACCTCAACATCAACTGCCGCTGGTGCACAGATACAACACTTATTAGAATTAAAGGACACATCAACGGGCACATCAACATTGGGCAATGCCTCTGCCAATGCGGCGGGTGTTTATTTTCCCAATGGTGGCACGACATCAACGATCAATGTCACAGATGCCTATGCCTTCAGGGCATTTGGTCTATCAACACCAGGTTCAGGTGCAACTGTGAACATCACTGATGCCTACGCATACTACTATGGTGGTTTCACACAATCAGGTTCAGGCACAACAAACATCACAAATGATTATTTCCTTTACACAACAGATGATGATGCACAATCACATCTAGGTACCTTGAAGAGATACAAGGAAAACATAAAAACATTGACATCAGCCACAACGATACAGGTTGATTACCAAGATGGACCAGTTCAATTGGTCACATTGAGTCATGATGCAAGATTCGTTATCTCAAATCTACCCACAGGTGGAAGTATCACATTCATTATCAAACAAGACAGTGACAGCACATACAACACAGGAACGTTTGAATCAGACACTTCAACCGCTGTGAAGTTCCCAGGCGCTCAAGCGGCTTCACTGACACAGAACAACAGTGCCATTGACATGGTTGTTGTTTTCAATGATGGGACTGATCTTTTGGGAACGATGATCAATAATTTCCAATAATGGTTTTAGGCACAGCAAAATTTTTAGGTCTAAGCAGTACGGACACCAAACAACCTTTGGATGGATTGTTCGTCAATCAAGACATATTGAATGATGCCAACGCCGCCAAACTAACAGTCAACAAACAGTTCAATCTAGGTGGACAAACTTTTTCAGAACCATTGGGCAAACTCAGTGATGGAGGTGGTTTCAGTGTTTGGGTCAAACATGGCCAGAACAAAAGTTTTGAAATACGTTCATTTTATGCATCTGGTACAGGTGATCCTACAGATGATTTGAGACCAAACACACCAATGACTTGGCAATTTAGATATGACATAGATGACAGTGGTGGATCTTTGGCAAGAACATTGAGAATAATAGTTGAAAATAGTGCGGCAGGGCAATCAACTGGCACAGCAACATTGGAAGAAGTAGATTCAAATCTCATAAGAGAAGGTTGGAACCATTATGTGTTCATTAAGAAAGCCACAACTACTGCCACAGGACCCAGCAGGATAATTTACAATGGAGAATTGTATATCAATGGCACACAGGTTAACCTTACAAAAGAAGTGACTGACATAGGACAGGCCACAGCACAATATTTCATACCTTTGACTGATATAACATTCAACGGTGAAACAGGCGCAAATGATTTCAATTCACCACCATCAGGTGATGATTCCTGTTTCCAACAATTATTGATGTATGGCACGAACTTTCCTGCATCATTGAGAGATTCAGACAGTTTTATCAATCTAGGCACAGATGGCACAAGGAATGGCACACTTACGGCACCTGATGTTTATGTGATGTTCAACCATCCATTCACTGATATAACAACATTTGAACCCAATGCAACATTGACATTGAGTACAGATAGCACAATAACTACAATAAACTATGATTGCACGAGTCAAAATCCTTGATGCATATAAATATCATAGTAATTAATTACAACTAAGGAGAAATACATGAGTGCGGCATCTAATTATTTAGAAAACGAATTGCTTGACCACGTGTTAGGCGAAGGTGCAAGAGATTTCACTCCACCAAACCTTTATGTTGCTCTTTTTTCAGGTACTGCCTCTGACGTATCAGTGGCACTTGAAAGAGGAAACATGGACAACACAGCAGGCAACTGGGGTTTCTATGAAATCAACACAGGTGGTTACGAGAGACAATCAATCAACTTTGCGGCGGCGGCTGACGGTTCAGCCTCATCAAATATCACTGTCACTTTTCCACAAGCGACTGCCAACTATGACAACCCAGCATCAGGTGGTTCCACTGTGAACTATGTTGCTATCGTTGACCAAGTGAGTGATGGTAGTTCAACTTCTAATGTCTTGTTTTATGGAGCATTAACAAATCCAAAACAGATATTGAACGGCGACACACTTTCAATTGCATCAGGATCTTTGACAGTCAGTCTCGCATAAGGAGGTAGACTATGGCTGTAAAAGAAGCCTTTGAAGGTCAAGACGATTATACTTGGGACGACTTTGGTGACGTTGATAGAAGTTGGGACGAATGGTGGTATGAGAAATGGGAATCTGATTCTGGAATATTCCAAGTTAGGTTTTCCAAGAGTACATTAGGAACTTTCAGTTCACCAGCAGAACTTCCTGCCATTTTCAGTCAAAGCACATTTGGAACTTTCAGTTCACCAATAACAAGTTCAGCAAGTTTCTCACAAACAACATTTGGTACTTTCTCAAGTACAATTTTACCTTTATCACAATTCAGTGTTTCAGGAAATGCCATCTATGCCAATGCGGCATTGGTGGCCAATGTACCCAGTCTGTTCACACCCAGCATTAATGTTAATTTTGCTCCAGGACTTGCCGCCAGTATCGTATTAGGAAGTTTCAGTGTAGATGCAAATCTAAATGCCACTTTCCAAACACTGACTCCAACATTTGACACATCAACATCATTGGTCTCAAACGCAAACTTTGGCCCTGCGTCAGCGGAAAGTGCCTTTAGTGCGTTCAATATACAATTAACAGAAGCAATTTTTGTTTCAATAGCGGATCCTTTCAATCTTGCAAAGGCCCTACAAGAGACTAGATTGTATAAAATCATAGAAGAATCACGTGTTCTAACTACAAAACAGGAAACTCGTGTAAATAACATAGAACAAGAAACAAGGGTCTTGCCAGTTGACCAAGAAACTAGAGTTTACAAGATTAAAAGGTCTGGTTTCACTGACAATTCCGTAATACCAAGGGTTAGAGGAGACTAATGGCAAATTTAACAGGATTCTTAAGAGACAACAAAGGTGCATACATCATCAAAGACCCAGATGCCAATCTGGTTTATGGTGTTGACTTCACTGATTATCTCAACGCAGGTGATAACCTCACAACAGCCACGGTCACGATAGAAACAATTTCAGGTGACACATCACCATTGGCACACCCAACAGGTGCAGGCACGGATGTCAGCGTCACTTCAAGCCAAGTCAACATTAGATTACACAACGGATCAGTTGACAATGAATACAACATAGATTGCAAAGTCACCACAGCAAATGGTGACACTGATTCAAGAAGATTCAGAATAATAGTTAAAAGGAAGCACATATAATGGAAGTTTCCAATCAAAAGAAAACATACAAACTGGACAAGGATTTGATATTCAAACTTGCCAGCATCATGTGTACCTATGAAGAGATAGCAGAAGTAGTAGGCACATCAGTTTCAACATTACAGAAGAGATACAAACATCTAATTGAAAAAGGACAGGCCAACGGAAAGAAGAGCATTAGACGTGCCCAGTTTGAGGCGGCCGTGGAGAAGAAAGATGTCAGGATGCTCATGTTCCTTGGTAAGAACTACCTTGGACAACAGGATCAACCTGTTGACACAGAAAACACAGCACCTCTTCCTTGGGAGAAAGACATTTAATGAAATATTCTAATCTGCAATTGGGCAAGAACAGTGTGCAAACAAACTTGGCCTTGGCAAGAGGACAAATTGATGATATGTCCCATATCAACAAGTTTGGTTTCAACCCATCAACAACCAATTCATTTGAAACAGTTTGGGATGGATCAAACGTGTATGGATACATTGATGTTGCAATACAATTGACAGTGACAAGTGCCAGTGGAGCCACAGACAATGGCGTGGTGGTAGAATTGCAAGGACTTGACAGCAATTACAATCAATTGACTAGGTCAGTGACTTTGGCAGGATCAGGCACAGCCACAACAACAGAAACTTTCAAAAGAATTTTTAGAGCAAGGGTAACATCAGGAACACCAGATGGAAACATCACCATAGGTGATTCACAGACCTATGCACAGATCATAGCAGGCAACAATCAAACATTGATGGCAGTGTACACCATTCCAGCAGGACACACAGGTTATCTCGTCAAGTTCCAAGGATCACAACAAAAAGATCAAGACACGGATTTCCAATTGTTGGCAAGACCTTTTGGTGAGGTATTACAGACCAAAGGTAGATGGGCAGGCAGAGGTGGACAGATCAATTATGATTATCCTGTTCCATTGAAGTTTGAAGCAAAGACGGACATTGAAGTAAGAGTTAAGACTAGTTCAACCAGTGCCGCTGGTGCTTTATTTGATATCATACTGATTGAAGACTAATTACTTGTATGCAGTTGTCAGATTGCCAAAAACAAGTAGCATTATCCCCAAAAAGATTTCGTATAATGGTCGCAGGTAGGCGTGTGGGCAAAACCACGCTCGCTATCAGGGAGGCCTGTTTCCATGCCAAGGACCCAAACAAGTTGGTATGGTTATGCGGTCCAAGTTATCGTCAAATGAAACAGATCGCATGGGTGATGTTGAAGAAAAGATTACAGGACTTACGTTGGGTCAAAACAATCAACGAAGCAGAACTGACCATCACTCTCAAGAACAACAGCAGGATCTGTCTCAGAGGTGCTGACAACAAAAACAGTTTGAGAGGTGTTGGTATTGATTTCTTGATCCTAGATGAATGTGCGGACATTGATGAAACAGCATGGACTGAAGTATTGAGACCCACACTGTCTGATACCAAAGGTCGTGCTTTGTTCACGGGCACACCCAAGGGAATGAATTGGTTCTATGACCTATATCAAAAAGGACAAAATCCAGAAGAACACGAATATGAATCATTCCAGTTCACCACAGCACAGGGTGGATTTGTTGATGAAGAAGAGATACAACAGGCCAAGAAAGATCTTGACCTTGCCACATATAGGCAGGAGTACGAAAGTACGTTTGAATCTTTCTCAGGACGGGTGTTCTACGGATTTGATATCAAAGAGAATGTGAGGCAGTTTGAACTGCCACAGGACAACACCATAGTGCATATTGGCATGGACTTCAACGTCTCGCCTCTTTGTGCTGTGTGTTTCTACATCAAGGACGGCATCGTCCATGTGTTTGATGAGATAGAGATATGGGGATCCAACACAGAAGAGATGTGCCAAGAAATACATCACAGATATCCAGGCAAGAAGATCATGGTTTATCCTGATCCCGCTTGTAGACAGAGGAGGACATCAGCGGGTGGTAAAACAGATCTATCAATATTACAGAACGCAGGGTTCATATGCAAGGCACCAAACTCACATGACAGGATCAGAGATGGCATCAATGCCCTCAACTCCAAACTCTGCAACAGTTTGGGTGAAAGAGGCATATTATTCCATCCTAATGTGAAAAAAATAGTAAATACCTTGAGTAAATTGACATACAAAGAAGGAACGAGTGTGCCAGACAAAACGAAAGGACTAGAACATATTTCAGATGCCCTTCGTTATGCGATAACTTATTTGTATCCAATTAAAACACACTACAACTTTGAACAACCTCAGAGATTTGTGGTTAAAACAGGAGTTTAAACCATATGGCAGATAGTCAAAATTACAACATAGGCGTAGACGATTACAACAAGAACTTTGGCAATCTTCCTACACACGAAGAGTATAGAAATCACATCCACAGATGGAAATTTTTGATGAGATCATACCTTGGTGGGTCTCAGTTCAAGATGGGCAGATACCTTACTCGTTATGTGTATGAAACTGAGAATGAATACCTATCAAGGATAGCACAGACTCCACTACCCAATCACGTCAAACAGGTGGTACACATCCACAACAGTTTTTTATTCAGACAGAATCCAAGAAGAGATTACGGCAATCTTGAAAACACACAAGAATTAGAACAGTTCCTAAAGGACTGTGACATGGAAGGCAGAGACTTTGACAGTTTCATGCGTGACGTCAACATCATGAGTTCAATCTATGGATCAGCATGGATCTTGGTTGATAGACCAGACACACAGGTTGGAACAAGGGCAGAAGAATTACAACAAGGAATCAGACCTTACCTAAATTTATATACGCCTGAAACAGTGATTGATTGGAACTTTGAAAGATTACCCAATGGTGCATATGAATTGACAATGGTCAAGTTCTTGGAGTCAGACGAGAGCACATATGGAACGGCACCAACATACCATATCAGAACATGGACCAAAGACAGCATATTCTTAGAAAAATATTCACCTTACGAAAAAGAACCATTAACGTTCATGGAAGAGAAACCAAATGCCTTGGGCAAAGTGCCTGTGGTAATCTGTTATGCAAACAGATCACCCATCAAAGGTGTTGGTGTTTCTGACGTTGGTGACATAGCAGATTCACAAAACTTTTTATTCAATCTTTATTCTGAAGCAGAAGCATTGATTAGATTAACCAATCACCCAACTGTGGTGAAAACACCAGACGTAGATGTAAGTGCTGGTGCGGGTGCGATCATAACAATGCCAAATGAAACAGATGCAGGATTGAAACCTTATCTATTACAACCAAATGGTCAAAACTTGGATGCCATATTGAAAACTATTGAAAGCACGATAGATGAAATCAATAGGATGGGTCACCTAGGTGCCATCAGGGCAACAGAGTCAAGACAGTTATCAGGCGTTTCAAGACAATCAGAATTTTTAATGTTAGATTCTAAGTTGTGCGAGAAGGCTCGTCATTTGGAACTTGCAGAAGAACAAATTTGGAGATTGTTCTCACAATGGCAAGGCGAATCATGGACAGGTGAAGTGAACTATCCAATGGCGTTCCATGTCAGAGAC